CATCTGTGTCGACTCGACCAAGGTGGATGCGACTGCACTGGGTCAGCTTGAAGACCTGTTGTATGGAACGGTCGGTGTGGATCCCGTTCTTCCGCCGCCGGATGATGTTCTGGCCCTGTTCGCGGGTACAGTTACCGTTGTTACGCCGACGGCTCCGACCTACAACTCGTCTACTGACATCATCACCATCCCGACGGTAACCGGTGTCGAGTACCTGATCGACGACGAGGTTGTTCCTTCTGGTGCTTTCGGCCCAATCACTGCCAACACGCTCGTTCGTGCACGTCCGCTGACCGGTTACGTTTTCGCCTCTGGCGTGGACGACGACTGGTTGATCACGTTTGCGTAACGTTTGAAGGGAGGTCAGAGAATGCTCACGATTCTAGTGCCTTTGGAGAGCGAAAGATACGACGAAAGCAAAGAATGTTTCGTTGAGGGCGAAGCTTTCGTTCTGAATCTGGAGCATTCTCTGGTCTCACTGTCAAAATGGGAGTCATTCTTCGAAAAGCCGTTCCTGGGCAAAGATGAGAAGACTAACGAAGAAGTCCTTTGGTACGTAAAAGCCATGGCAGTCGACCTCAATATTCCTCCGGAGGTTTTCTCCAAACTTTCTCCAGGGAATCTTGACGACATAAACGCCTACATCAACGCAAAGATGACTGCCACGTGGTTCAGTGACAAAGAAAACAAGCAAGGAGCTCGAGAAGTTATCACTGCAGAGATTATCTATTACTGGATGATCTCGTTGAACATACCTTTTGAGTGTGAGCGTTGGCATTTGAATCGTCTCATCACCCTTATCAAGGTATGTAACTTGAAGAATGCTCCGCCAAAGAAATTGAATAAGCAAGAGATCGCTGCGAGGAATCGCCAACTCAATGCGGAACGAAGAGCACGATACGGAACAAAGGGATGAGAGGAGGGTTAAGACGTGGCACGACTTGTGTGGGATGCAGTCGGTGAACGATTCTTTGAAACAGGCGTCGACCGAGGCGTTCTATACATCGATGATGAGCCTGGTGTTCCTTGGAACGGCTTGACATCCGTATCTGAAGTTCCCTCCGGAGGAGATGCTCAATCGTATTACATCGATGGCATCAAGTATCTCAATGTTCCGAATCCAGAGGAATTTGAAGCCACAATCGAAGCGTTTACCTATCCTGACGAGTTCGTGCAATGTGAAGGAATGGTATCGCCGATTACTGGTTTGTTCCTGACGAACCAAGTTAGGAAATCGTTCGGTCTCACGTATCGAAGTTTGGTTGGGAACGATACTGAAGGGCCGGAAAAGGGCTACAAGATTCATCTGGTGTATGGTGCTCTAGCAGAACCTAGTGTACGAAGCAACGTTACGATGGATGATAGCCCAACTCCGCAAAACTTCAGTTGGAAGATCACCACTCTTCCACCTCCAGTGGTTGGTTATCGTCGAACTGCACATTATATTGTTGATTCGCGGACTACAGATCCTCTTGCTCTTGTGGCGATCGAGGACGCTTTGTATGGAAGCGAAAGTGAGACGTCTCATCTACCTACCGTGGCTGAATTGTTCACTATATTCGAAACCAACAGCTCTTTCGTTGTTGTGGACAATGGCGACGGAAGCTTTACAGCATCTGGAACAGAGTTCGAGGTATTTATGTCGGGTGTGGATGAGTTCACCATCAACGCTCCAGGTGCAGTAATCATCGACTCTGACAGCTACACACTCACTTCAGCATAGATTGGAGGCTTCTTCATGGCCACAGTGACAGGGCTTACCGCCGCACGAATGCTTGCTATCGAAGCTGCCTCTATCGTGGCTGGCGAGGTTGACAATGGCACCGGACACCTTGTCCTCACCACACAAGGTGGCACTGATATTGATGCCGGCTACGTCATGGGTAATGCTGTCGATGCTACAGAAACACTGAAGGGAATCGCCGAACTTGCCACCAACGCAGAAGTAGCTGCTGGGACCGACACGTCTCGAATCGTTACTCCTGCTGGTTTGGCGTCAGTTCTTTCTTTGTTTCAACCGTTTGATGCTGCTCTCGCCGACATTGCAGATTTGACTCCCTCAGCCAATGACATTCTTCAGTACATTGCTGGGGAATGGACGAACCGCACCATGGCTCAGCTCAAAGCTGCGTTGGCGATCGGTATTGCGGATGTAACTGGCGTACAGCCTTCAGATGCAGATTTGACTGCAATCGCAGCACTTACTCCCGCGGCGAACGATTTCTTGCAGTTCATTTCTGGCGCTTGGGCAAATCGAACTCCCGCGCAAGTTGTGACGTCGTTGGGTGTCGTGTCGGCAGCGGATCCAACGTTTACGGGAACCGTCACGCATTCTGGACGGCAAGTTGTCACCCCAGAAGCAATCTCCATTTCTGGTGGAAACGCGTCCATTGATGCAGCTACTGGGAATGTATTCGACATTGCAGCGACTGCCAACTTCACCTTGGCCAATCCGACAAACCCAGTGAATGGACAAGTCATCCATCTTCGCATCGCACAAGATGCTACTGGCAGTCGGGTGATGACGTTGGGATCAGCTTGGACTGCTGGCCCTAGCACGGTGACGCTTTCTACGACCGCCAACAAGATCGATCATTTGGTGGCCATGTATCACTCAACGTCTAGCAAGTGGCATATCACAGGGTTCCAGGCAGGTTTCTAATGACGATTGTACCTCCGACGTTTGTTGCGGAATATGAATCGTCATGGAGTACCACAACAACGCCGAAAACAGTTACACCCACCATTGAGCCTGGTGATTGTCTCGTCATTGCTGGTCTATGCGAGAACATCAGTCCTGATGATCCATTCCTCAATACACCCACTGATGATTTGGGATCCCCTCTCACATATACATCACGCCAAACCGTGTCAATCCCGTTTGGTGTTTATGGGTATGCTCGGATCTGGACAGCGATTGTTGGGTCGCAATCTGGTTCCTTCACGCTGTCCATGACGCAAGGCGGTGGAACCAAACGTTGGGGTTTCAACTGTTTGCGTTTCAGGGATGTCAGTGCTATCGGCGCAAGCAATAAAGCCAACGCTGACGTTTCATCGGGTGGTTCTACAGTCAGCTTGACTACGCAACAGGCAAACAGCGCTGTTGTCAGCTTTGCGATCAACAATCAAGTGGATATATCTCCTCCTGCTCGCACGTGGAGAACTGTCAATAGCATCACTCCATCATCTGGAAACGGACTCGAGAAGACGTATGTGAACGTTTCTGGTTTTGGCGCGGTGTATGGCGCATATTGGAATAACGCAGGAGCAGCTGGAGCTAACAACTACGGTCTGTCGTCTCCAGGTGACCAGATATATTCCATCGTGGCTCTTGAGTTGAAGGGGATTGACGTACCACCAGGATTTGGTTCTGGATTCTTTGACGGTGTCTAACGAATTCTGGAAGGAGCCTCGTGATATCCGTAACAACCAGTGGTTCCTTCAAGAATACGGAGAAATTCCTGACGACAGTGTCTAAATTGGACATTTCGTCCATATTGCACTCTGAGGGCCAACGAGGTGTCGCAGCACTAGCATCAGCAACTCCTACAGATTCTGGTCTAACTGCGGCTTCTTGGGATTACGAAGTGGGCAAAAAGGGTGGATCGTATTTCATTGTATGGACGAACTCCGATGTTGAGAATGGTTTCCCCGTGGCCATTATGTTGCAATTTGGATATGGAACTGGAACTGGTGGGTATGTGGCTGGACGAGATTACATAAATCCAGCTATCAAACCTATCTTTGATCAGATCCTCGATAGGGTATGGAGGGTGGTGACCTCAGCATGAGCAGTATTGATCAACGCGTTGTGAAGATGCAGTTCGACAATGCACAATTCGAAGCCGGCGTCAAAACAACGATGGCTTCTCTGCAAGCTCTGAATAAAGGGCTCAAGCTTGAGGGCGCCACCAAAGGTCTCGATGAGGTTGCGGCTGCAAGTGGGCGATTGAATTTTGGTCCTCTTGGGAATGCAATTCAATTCATTGCAGATCGCTTCAAATCTCTCTCCATTATTGGCATCACTGCACTGACGAACATCGCTAACAAAGCAGTCGATGCTGGTCTGCAATTGCAGCATTCGTTGACAACCAAACCCATCATTGATGGGCTGCATGAATACGAAACAAATCTGAATTCCATTCAAACGGTTCTGGCGAACACGGGTCTTGAAGGTGCGGCTGGCCTCAAGAAAGTGAACGATGCTCTCCAGCAATTGAATGACTTCTCAGATAAGACCATTTTCAATTTCTCCGAGATGGCACGAAACATCGGCACGTTCACTGCAGCCGGTGTATCTCTTGATGTCGCCACCCAAGCCATCAAGGGTATTGCGAACCTTGCTGCTATCTCAGGTTCAAATGCGCAACAAGCATCAACCGCAATGTACCAACTCTCGCAGGCTATCTCTGCGGGTAAGGTCACGCTTGAGGACTGGAACTCGGTCGTCAATGCTGGACTTGGCGGTAAGGTTTTCCAGAACGCTTTGATGGAAACCGCGCGTGTTCATGGCGTGGCCATCGACAAGATGATAAAGGACGCCGGAAGTTTCCGTCTCACCCTTCAAAATGGGTGGTTGACGGGCGAAATCCTGACGGAAACACTGGCGAAGTTTACTGGTGATCTGAACGCAGCCCAATTGAAGAACATGGGTTACAACGATCAACAGATCGCCCAAATCTTGAAGATGGGGCAAACCGCCCTAGATGCCGCTACAAAGGTGAAAACCTTCTCGCAGTTGATCAGTACACTGCAAGAAGCGGCGACGTCGGGTTGGTCGCAAACTTGGCAAGTCATCTTCGGTGATTTCGAAGAAGCTAAGAGTCTGTTTACGAATGTCAACACGGTTCTTGGCGGGTTCATCAAAGCATCGGCAGATGCTCGCAACTCGGTTTTGAAGGATTGGAAAGAGCTCGGTGGGCGAACAGTCCTCATTGATGCCATTTCCAATGCTTTCAATGCATTGATCGCTATCCTAAAGCCGATAGGGCAAGCATTCCGTCAAATCTTCCCAGCCACAACAGGACAACAACTTTATACTCTGACATATGCTTTGAAGGTCTTCACTCGAGGCTTGATCATCGGATCTGAAACCGCAGATAAGCTCCGGAGGACTTTCGCTGGAGTCTTCGCGATCTTCGGTATCGGATTCGATATCATCAAAGAAGCAGTCAAAGTATTCTTCGAGTTGTTCGGCTTGGCTACAGGTGGCGCTGGAAGTTTCCTTGAGGTCACTGCCAAAATAGGAGATTTCCTCGTTGCCTTGCGCAAGGCGATTCATGAGGGAACCGCACTATCGACCTTCTTCAAGACGATCGGTGCGATTCTTGCCGTTCCGATCAAGATCATTCTGAGACTTGCTTCGGCTATCGGATCTCTGTTCGAGAAGTTCGATGGTGGCAAAGCTGCAGATTCGGTCACTGGTTTCGCTAGTAAGTTCGCCCCTCTTGGTCGACTTGCTGAAGCTGCACTGACCGCCTGGAGCAAGATCCCAGACATTCTTGACGATGTGATCGAGAATCTCGGTCCATTCGCGAGTAAAGTAGCGAACTTCGTCAAGAATCTTGGTCCTTTGATTGCTGAGGGTTTCCAAAGCATCAACTTTGATCGCGTGTTCCAAACCATCAATACTGGCTTGCTTGCGGTATTGGTTGCGTCAATCGCATCGTTCTTGAAGAAATTGAAGGGAGGCGTTGATACTGGAGCAAACTTCCTCGATCGCATTACACAGCCATTCGAGGAATTGACGTCGACCCTCAAGGCGATGCAAAACACGCTGAGGGCGACAACGCTTCTTGAGATAGCAGCAGCGATCGGGATCCTGACGCTTTCTGTTATCGGTCTGTCCAAGGTTGATAACGAAGGCCTTACGCGTGCACTGACAGCAATGGCTGTGATGTTCACACAGTTGTTCGGATCCTTGATTCTGTTCGAGAAGTTCGCCGATACAGGTGATATCGCCAAGATTTCACTCATATCTGGTGCATTGATTCTTCTCGCAATCGCAGTGGATCTCCTTACGATCGCTGTGAAGAACTTGGCTGGGTTGGATTGGAACGGTCTTGCTAAAGGTCTGACTGGCGTAACCGTTCTGCTTGCTGCTCTCGTGGCAGCAGTCAACTTCATGCCCAACGATGCCAAAATGATAGCAACCAGCACAGGTTTGATTCTTCTGGCTGCAGCTATCAAGATACTTGTCAGTGCTGTGAAGGATCTTTCCGGTCTTGGCTGGGAAGATATGGCCAAGGGTTTGGTCGGCGTAGGCACTGTTCTTGCTGCACTTACCTTGTTCACGAAGTTCGCAGCCCTTGACAAGCTGGGCATCATCCAAGGCGCTGGAATCCTTCTCTTGGCCGCGGGTGTCAAAGTCCTGGCAAGTGCTTTGAAAGACTTGTCGGACCTGTCTTGGATGCAAATCGCTCGAGGCCTCACCGCAATGGCCGGTGGTCTCGCTGCGATGGCTGGAGCGCTACTTCTTATCCCACCGTCTTCCCTGTTCTCCGCGGCAGCTGTGCTTGTTGTTGCGGCATCACTTGGCATGGTTGCTGAAGCGCTGAACGATATGGGATCGCAGAGTTGGGGCAAGATTGGTAAGGGTCTGACTGAGCTTGCAGGGGCTTTGACACTTATCGCAGCTGCTCTTATCCTGATACCACCAACCTCGCTCCTTTCCGCCGCCGCGGTATTCGTTGTCGCCGCTTCACTCGGAATGATCACCGAAGCACTCAAAGATATGGGTGACATGTCTTGGGGTGAGATCGGCAAGAGCATGGTTGTTCTCGCAGGAGCTCTTGGAATCATTGCCATTGCAGTTACTGGAATGATTGCAGCTCTTCCAGGTGCAGCAGCATTGACCGTTGTGGTTGCTTCGCTACTGTTGTTGGTTCCCGTTCTTGAAGCCTTCGGTCATATGAAGATGGGCGAGATCGGGAAAGCTCTGTTGGTGCTATTTGGCGTGTTTGCCGTCATTGGGACAGCAACATTGCTGCTTGCACCGATTGTACCGATCCTGTTTGCACTAGGTGTGGCAATCGCTTTGCTTGGTGTTGGTGTTCTTGCTACTGGTGCAGGTGTATTCCTGTTTGCTACGGCGCTAACAGCTCTCAGTATATCTGGGGCTGCTGCCACCGTCGCTTTGGTAGCAATGATATCCGCACTTGCAGGCCTATTGCCGGTGGTGTTCAAACAGATTGGTTTGGCACTCATTGCATTTGCAGAAGCAGTTGCAACGGGTGGCCCAGCCATCACCAAAGCGTTGGTCACGGTTCTGAATTCGTTGATCGATGCCATCATCACATTGAGCCCAAAGATCATCGAGGCACTCTTCGTACTGCTCAGCAAACTCCAAGAAACAATGCTGAAGTACGTGCCGAAGATGACCGACACCGGTATGAAACTTCTCATCGGTGTGCTCAATGGTATCGCCAACAACATTGGTGGGGTTGTTACTGCGGCTACGAACGTTGTGGTTGCCTTCATCAATGCCATGGCAAAGAACCAACCTCGTGTGATCCAAGCTGGCGTTGACTTCATCATATCCTTCATCAATGGACTTGCTGCGGCGATTCGTAACAACTCCAAAGCGATGGGAGATGCTGGTGCCAACCTGGGTTCAGCTATTGTTGAAGGCATTGCTCGAGGTATTGCTGGTGGCGTAGGAAGAATCGTTTCTGAGGCTAAGAATGCTGCCAAGAAAGCCCTAGATGCAGCGAAGAACTTCCTTGGTATCCATTCGCCATCCAAGGAGTTCGAGAAGCTTGGTGCTTTCTCGGCTGAGGGTCTGGCAAACGGCATTGACAAGATGTCCAAGTTGGTCAGGATCTCGACTGAAGATATGGCGAAGTTGGCACTGTCGTCATTGTCGAGCTCGTTGTCCAACATGGCGAAGTTGATGACCGATAAGGTCGATATTCAACCCGTGATTCGACCGATTCTGGATCTTACCGATTTGCAGAGCAATGCTGGGCAGATCAACCGCGTACTGTCAGGTGCTCGAATGATCAATCTTCAAGCATCGACATCAAATGCTCAGCAAGCATCTGTCGGATTCCAGGCCAGCAAGAGTACTGTGGATCAGATTGATCCGTCAGAGCAGCCACCTGCAATGGTTCAGTATAACCAATACAACACGTCTCCGAAGGCACTTTCTTCGGCAGATATCTACCGCCAAACGAAGAACCAACTATCGAAGGCTAGGGAGGTAGTGTCGCCGTGACGTTGTACAAGGTAGATGTTACGAACAATCAAGGCACACTACTTTCGCTCGAGTTGGCAAACACTTCGAACGGTATTCTCTTGGCGGATGTCGATGGCCTTGGTCCCGTCAAAGCAACGTTGGTGTCTTCGAGCTTTGCGCGATTGGATGGAGAACAATTCCACGCCGCCCGACGTGAAGCTCGAAACATCATCTTCAAAATCAAATTGAGACCAGACTTCGTGACTGCAACGGCAAGAGATCTACGAAGTCAACTGTACAACTTCTTCATGCCGAAGTCACCAGTAGATCTCAAGTTCTATATGGATGATGGTCTCACGGTAAACATCTCCGGTTACGTGGAAACATGTGAACCAGACATCTTCACGAAAGAACCTTCAGTGAATGTTTCGGTCATGTGTTTCCAACCGGATTTCGTCGATGTGACTACGCAGACGATTTCCGAAGATACTGTTTCAGACACCACTGAACTTGACGTGGAATACGACGGGACAGTAGAAACGGGTATTGTATTCACATTGAACTTGAACCGCACTGAATCGGACTTCACCATCTATCATCGAGCTCCAGACGGAGCACTTCGTCAGTTGGATTTCTCGGAATCCCTGCTGTCTGGCGATGTTCTGGTGATAAACACGAATCCGGGTACAAAGAGTGCGACGTTGACTCGAACTGGAACATCAACGTCCATTTTGAACGGTGTTTCACCGCAATCAAATTGGATTTCCTTGAGTAAAGGTACCAACACTATCCGTGTATATGCGACTGGTGCGGCAATTCCATATACCATCACATATATGCACAAGTATGGAGGCTTGTAATGGAGGTGTACACCCTCGATAGTCTCTACCGTCGTACTGCAGTTGTGGATGATCATATTTCGTGCATTTGGACCGAACGTTTCACGGCCATGGGCGATTTTGAACTACAACTCAATTCGACGTTGAAGAACCGGAACTTGTTCATACCCGGTACTCGCTTGGCCATGAACGAATCGTATCGTCTCATGGTCGTAGAGACTGTCGAGGACGGTACCGATGACGACGGTCGCAACATCCTCAAAGTCACAGGTCCATCGATTGAAGAGATTCTCGACGATCGAGTGGCAAGAGGCACGCTCGGTGATCTGACTACCACGCCAAAATGGGTTCTCACTGGCACACCGGGCGAGATCATGCGGCAGATCTTCCATGATATCTGTGTTACCGGTATTCTTGACGCCGGAGATATCATACCTGGTGTTACCGAAGGAAGTAGTCTTTTCCCAACCGACACTATTGTTGAACCGGCGGATGACATCACTGTCGAAATAGATCCTATGACCGTCTATCAAGCTACAAAGCAAATTGGCGATCAATATGCTTTGGGTTTCAGATTGGTATGGGATTTCAATACGTCGCAGTTGTATTACGATGTATATGCCGGCAGTGATCGAACGGCCAGCCAGACAACACTTCCTGCGGTAATCTTCAGTCCGGAATTGGACAACCTACAAGACACCAAGGAACTTGTCTCCATCTCGTTGTATAAGAATGTGGCGTACGTCTTCTCTCCAGTTGGCCATGAGATCGTATATCCATTGGATGTGGATCCATCGATTGAAGGTTTCCAGCGGCGTGTGTTGTTGGTCAAGGCTGACGATATCACGGATGAAGATGGACCTACGGCTTCGGCGAGGATGATCGCTCGAGGCTTGGAAGAGCTCGCGAAGAATCGGAATCTCCAAGCTTTTGATGGCGAGATCAGTCAATACGCGCAATATAAGTACGGTCGTGACTATCACCTTGGCGACTTGCTCGAGCAGAGAAACTCCGACGGTGTGACAAACCACATGCAAGTTACGGAGCAGATATTTGTCTCGGATGTGCAAGGTGAACGATCATATCCGACATTGACTGTGAACAAACTGATCACTCCCGGTTCTTGGAGTGGCTGGGATCCAACGTTGCAGGAATGGTTTGATCTGGATGCAGATCCCGTTACCTGGTCCGAACTACCGTAGCGAAGGAGGGTTGATATGGCGATTGGCGATGATGCGATTGCGGCTGGTTATCCTGTCGTTCCCGACACGGGAGAAGAAGGGCGCGTTCGCTTCGGTGGTCGGGAGATAAACCGTACTCGAGATTTCATTGCTCAGTTGAAAGCCCTCATTCCAATCGGAAAAGCGGGTTTCCGTACCGCTGCTGGCATCTCATCCGGAACTGCGGATCCAACCGGTGGGAATGACGGAGATATCTACTTCAAGATCATATCATAGGAGCTACCGTGACTGATTACACACGGAGTACTGGTAGCTCCGCTACTATGATGATCCGAGATGTAGGAAGTGGCGTTGCAGGGAATGTTGAATTCTGGTTGAATTCGAACAACTCTACAACATGGAGCGATCATCTTCCATGGGGTTGGACGATTAACGGAAGTACTGGATCGAGTACATTCAACTACCAACCAGGCGCAGGCTGGAAGCGTCTCGGTGTTTGGTATGTGAGTAGTGCTCAAACCGTTACCTTCCGTATAGGTTCTACCGGAACAAGTGGATTCGGTGGACCCACATCTTTTAGCGTCAACATTCCCAGAGCTACAGTGCCACCAGCACCTACGCCAGTGTTCTTCTCAAATGTGGCTTCCACATCTTTGACGGCACAATTCAATCATCAGGGTGATGGTGGAGCTCCGTTTACTGACTTTCATCTGGCCTACGGAACAGATCCCAATACTGATCCGTATATCAGTTCTACAGGAACATCATTCATCACGGGTTTGACTCCAGGAACGACGTACTATTTCTGGGCTCGAAGTGTTAATACCGTAGGAGCCGGTCCTTGGAGTATTCGCACGCAAGTCACTACTCTGAATGTTCCTGATGCACCAAGTACGCCAGTCTTGTCGAATATCCAACCGACATCAGTCGATGTCTCATGGACCCCTAATGGGACTGGTGGAAGTCCTATTACTGGATTCCAAGTGGGATATTCAACAACATCAGCAACACAAGATACTATCGTCTCCGCGGTATCGCCGAAGACCATCTCTGGGCTTATTCCTGGAACACCGTATTTCTTCTGGGTCCGGGCGCAGAATGCTGTTGGTTTCGGTCCATGGTCAGCATTTGCTAGCACACAGACCATCGCAGGTGCTAGAGTTCTTGATGGAGGGCAGTGGAAGATCGCGGTTCCATATGTCCGTCAAGGTGGCGTGTGGAAGAAAGCAGTTCCTTGGGTGAAGCATGCGGGTGAATGGAAGGAGACCATTTAATGTTAGATGGCATCCCTGTGGCCAATCTTACACCTCCCGTTCTTCTCGCTATCACCGTGCTTTTGGTTCTTCTAGGTATCCTTGTTCCTCGAAGAGTCTTGAATGATCAAATCAAGGCAACTGACAAATGGCAGAAAGCATATGAGGTTGAACGTGAAGCTCGCATTCGAGCCGATGCGCAAACAACCCAATTACTTGAACTGGCCAAGACAACGAACACTATCGTTGTCGCCGCATTTGGCACGAGCGTGTCATATCGGCAGTCAGGGGGAGAGGCCAATGTGGTTTCTGCGCCGAAATCGCAGTAGAACCGACGACGAGGCAACATTGGCTTTGACTGATGCGGAAAAGAACTTACGACGAATCAAACGGAGAGATAAAGAAGTTACTGAAGTATCTGAGTCCCTTCGAGAAGTTCGTGAGCAAAACCACTTTGCGGAAGCGATGGAAGAAATCATCATGCAAAAACGAGAGGCGACGTAAGTGGACATGTCGACGGTGATTCTGTGGATCCGCATCTTCACGGTCGCCGCTGCGATTTGTACAACCTCTGTTCCCATCATTTATGCGTTCTATCCATGGCGTACACGATGGTTAGGACGATTCTTTATGGGCCAGGCATGTGCGTTTGCATTTGCCTTGGATATCACAGTGGTGTTCTCTTTCTGGCGCCCTAAGAACATCATGATCATATTTTTCGTGGACATGCTTCTCTTGTTGAATATCATGGTCACTACCACTGGTATGGCTGTGTTCATATGGAAGTTGAACCACCCACGAAAAGGAAGGCATTGGCGGAAATGAACATGGGTAGTAGAACATACGATGTACTCAAGGCTGTTGCGCAAGTTTGGCTTCCTGCCGCGGGTACGCTTTACTTCGCTCTTGCACAGATCTGGGGTCTCCCAGCTGCAGAGCAGGTCAGTGGAACAGTTCTGGCAGTGGATACATTCCTTGGGGTAGTCCTAGGAATTAGCTCAGCTTCATACAACGCCAGCGATCGTAAGTACGATGGAACCCTGAGAATTGAAGATGGTGAAGACGGCTCAACATTGCGTCTCGCACAAGTCGATGCGAAAGCTTTGACTACAAAGAACGAAGTCGTATTCAAAATCGTGTCTTCTTGACGTTCTCGCGTCGTTTACATCGGGTATAGTGAGACCCGTTGTAAAGGAGAACGTATGTTCACCAAGAAACCTCCGTCACCAGAACTTGTGAAGCTCAATGAAGCCATCGCCGATATCTATGCGTCAATGGCCGGTTTTGAGTGTCATGAAGACGAATATGAAGCAGCAACAACTCAACTAGTCAAACTCATCAAGCTGAAGAAGGAAATGGAACCTTCTTTGCGACCGAGTGCAGACACGTTGGCGTTGATCGCTTCGAACCTCGTCGGCATTGCCATGATCATCGGCTACGAACGCACGAACGTCGTGACTTCGAAAGCACTCAATTTCGTGACGAAGCTCAGGTAACATCGAAAACCCCACACATTGGTATCGAGATGTAAGGGACGCGTAACAAACGTCCCTTATATTTTTTGCCTTGTCGCATCTTTTACATGGGTTATAACGAGACCCTACGAAAGGAGCGACATGTTCAAAAATCGTTCATTTCAAGTCAAACTTGTCAAAGATAAGCGAGACTCAGGAGAGCCGATTACAACCAATGATCCGGTTGGAAGTATTCTCATCGCCCAATCCTATGCGGATTTGGTGGTGAGTACATCCACGGATCTGGCGAAGGTCGCTGCTACTCTGATCGTTATCAAGACTGGATGCGACTTGATCCGAATCGCTGCGAACGCGATCGCCAAGTAGATTAAGCCCCGATCCCCGCAAGGGATTTGGGTTTTCCTTCGCACAAATTACAAGGCGTATAACGAGACCCCTATGAGAGGAACTGACATGCTGAAGAACAAACTCCAAGCTGTCGTCAAGCACCCGGTTACCGGACTTGTCACCATCGTCGCGCTGAATGTCGCGGCCGTGGTGGTCAGTCACGCCGTGACCAAGCGTGCATTCGACGAGCTGGCGAAGGAGACTGAAAGCTGAAAGATCCCTACTAGAAAGCCCAGAACTAGGAGACCCTAACACGGTCTTTTAGTTTTGCTTGTCGGAAGGAGTGACCATGTGGTTCGCTGGACTATTCGTCAATCTGCTTTACGTCATCATCATGATTCTTGTGTGTTTCCTGGTTATCGGTGTGATTCCGTATGCGCTTTCTCTCATACAGGAAGAACTGGAGATACTCAAGAGGAGGATCGTGTATGAAGCGCCGCATGGTCACCACCGAATGGGAATGCCCAATGCGAACACCATCGCCCAGGAACTGGTCATGTTGAGAAAGACTGGGCAACTGGCTATTGCACGATCGGAATGGGTGTTGTAATGGGAGGACTTGTAGAATTCGTAACTATGAGTACCTGGACATTCGTTTTGATCGGCATGGCGTTCCTCACGTTGATCGCGTTTGATATCTGGATCGTGATCATCGTAGTTAGAGGTTTTACTCGTCTTATTCGGGCTGAACGAGCTCGGATGGAGATCGAGAACCGGGAACGACGCAGAATTCGAAGAATGATTCAACGAAAAGCAAGTGATGAAGACTGGATGAGATTCCTGGCCGGTCTCGAAGACGAAGGAAACAACTAACAAGGAGGAAGTCATGCATCGGAAGAAGACGCACCCGTGGGCGAAAGCGTTCCTGTGGATCGGATCGGCACTGGTGGTTGCAACAATGATTCTGGGAGGTCTGATCTACGTGAATGCTGGAGATCCGACTGACACGGAACCACTGAGTTTTACCGGCACAACGTGGGTTGGGAAAGTCAACACATCGACGTTCTCCGCCACCATTCTCGAGAACGATATCGAGATCACTTGGAAGAATGAAGAGAGCAGCGCGCTGTATTGGAAGGGCACGTTCCCAACGCCGTTGAATGCGCATCTCGGGGATATGTTCACCGTGACATCGGTGGGTGACACCGAGGCGATGGATCAATCTTTGCTGGGTTCTCAGAGTGAGACGAAGGTGTTTACGTACGAGAACCGCAAGTTGAAGTTCCAGATGACCGTCGTGGGCGTCACGCAAACGGTTTCCCTGGAGAAGCAGAATCTGGGTGTCTAGATGACTGAACACAATATGGTCATACAAACTCCACAATGTGTGGCGTGCGGTAAGTATGGATGGGTCACCGTTCCTCGAGAAGAAGGATACGCGTACCAGATTGGTGTTCTGAACATCCAAGACGCAATGCCCACAACTCCACCGGCGGTACGAGAGCAGATTCTGACCGGTCTTCACCCTGAATGCCACTGCGAAGGATGTCTCTGTCCAAGGCAGTGCAAGGAATGTGGTCTTGCAATGGGCGAATCGTGGGACAAAGGCTGTGAAACGTGCGCGGAACATCACTATGAACACGTGGTGCAAGATGAATGTGAGTAATATCCTCAAGCGAGCCGGTAAGTTCACATCTGACAACTCGCCGGCGATACTTACGGCGATCGGTATCGCGGGTACTATCACGACAGCGATTCTCTCATACAGGGCCGGTATGAAGGTCTCGGAAGATCTTCAGATCGACATGGATGAGCGTATCCACGAGGCGGGCTCAATCAATCGGGTCGAACCATTGACCACGAAAGAAAAGTTGAGGTTGACCTGGCGTGCGTATATTCCGCCTGTTGGAGTGGGCTGTCTCACAGTTGGCTGCATTCTATTCGCTGCTGGCATCGGTCATCGCCGAGCAGCTGGCATGGCGGCGGCTTTCGCGATCTCTGAAAAGGCTTTTATCGAGTACAAAGATAAGGTCATTGAGAAGATCGGCGAAAACAAAGAACGAGGTATCCGAGACGAACTCGCACAGGATCGCGTGAATCGGAAACCGTTGAACGATGTGATCGTTGTCGGCGACGGTACTGTTCTGTGCTTCGAATCGTTCACGGGAAGGTATTTCCTGAGTGATCTCGAAACGTTGAAGAAAGCTCAGAATGATACAAACTACCAGGTGCTGAACGACTACTACGCATCCTTGACGGACTTCTACAACAGAGTAGGACTCGACCGGACATCCAATTCGGACGAAGTCGGCTGGAACTCCGATCGGTTGCTCGAGTTGTTGTTCTCCGCGACCATCACCGAGGGCGGGAAACCCTGCATCGTGATGGACTTCCATGTTACACCTATCCGCGATTTCTATCGCATCAACTGAAGGGATCTCCGTGCTCAAGAAGGAATTCACGTTCAAGGACCTCGATGGTAACGAGGTCACGGAGACGTACTATTTCAATCTCTCGACTGCCGATCTAACCAAGATGGCTCTGACGCATCAGGGTGACATCGTCAAAGATCTCCAAGCAGTGGTGGATTCTCAGGATGGTGCAAAGATCATCGAGGTATTCGAGAACATCATTCGGATGTCGGTCGGTGTGCGATCGGAAGATGGGCGTAGTTTCATCAAGACTGAAGCCATCACTACCGCGTTCATGAACTCGGAGGCATACGGTCAACTGTTTCTCGAGTTGGTGACGAAGGCGGACGTGGCAGCCGAGTTCGTTGTCGGAGTCATGCCTGGGGACTTGGCGGAAAAGGCCGCGGCGCTTCAGGCAGCCGGTCTCCCCAAGATGATCGACGCCGAACTTCCTTCGGAAGAACGACAGCCCCTCACGTTCCATGCTTTCACGGCAGCTGAATTGGAAGCAATGAACATGCATGATCTGACGCTTCTGTACGAGGGGAAGCTCTACGATCATCCGAAGTATCTTCGTGGATTCCAACCGGAGGATTTCAGCAACAACGAACTCTTGCATATGAGCGATGAGGAGTTCGAACGAGTCGTTGGTACGGATTCCAAGAAGTGGGAGCGTCGCATTCTGGTCATTGCCATGCAGCGTAAGACCCAGAAGCGATAGAATAGCGACAATTGGGAGTCAGCGAGGAATAAGAGTCTAGTGTGTGGGGTTTTAGAACCTTATTCCTATTCCGGACG